GCGGCGCGGTCCTGAAGCTTCGAGAGTTGAGTGGCCATCCGTGGCGCTCCGTAGTTGGTGAACGGTGACAGTCCGTGTCTGTCGTTCACACTACGGGAGCAATCGCCACTGCCCTAGCGTTTCGGTTGTATGTACAACGAACGCCGGCAGATGTACTCGCTCGGCACAACCACTTTGCTGCTGAAGTCGCAGCACTGGCACTCAACGTAGCGGACCTGCTGATCGCCTGCCGCCTTGCTCGTGCGCGTGCGAATGCGGCCACGCTTGCACTGCGGACACGGGTCGCCTGGTCTAGCCACGCAGCATGCTCCTGAGCTTGGCAGCCCGCAGGCGAGCCGCCATCCGCACCGCCAGATTCGTGAGCGTCTTGCCGTCGTCCACCGGCTCGGCCTGCACCGGAACCTCGACCTGCTCGGCCATCCACGCCTCCATGCTGCGTCGGGCAACGGCCGCCGACGAAGACGAGTATGCCGGGTGTGTCACGACCGACACGTCGAACAAACCGGACACCTCGCGGATCGAGCGACGCGGCATGCCGTCCTCGCCCGGTGCCCAGGACTGCCCCTTCTGGTCCACGGTGAACGCGAACGATGAGCCCCGCAGGTCGCCGCGGGCGGTCAGTTCGCTGATCGTGCGGCCGAGTTCCGTGTTCGGCAGGACGACCGAGTACCGCAGCCCCTTCTCGTCGCTCGACAGTTCCAGCGTGCCAGACGACGTGCGGCCGAGCAGCTGGTTGGCGTCGTGGTTGAACAGGGCAACCACGTCCCGCTTGCCTCGCTGGCGGTTCAGAACCTTGTCGAATGCACCAGGCAGGATGGTCTCCCGAAAGCCCCCGAGATCGACGCTGACCGTGTTGTAGCGGACCGCAAAGCCCGACAGGACCGTGCGGCCGTCGGCCCGAGTCTCGACAGCCACGCCGCCGTCGTCGGCAAACTCCCAGTCGCGCCGCTCGATGTTCGTGTCGTCCATGGTTTCGCTCCTGTCGCCTTGCTCGCTGTCCAGTTGTTCGACCTTCTTGCCCGACCACACACGGGCCGCGTCTCCGCCCCACAGCATCCACGCAACAAAACCCGGCGTTTCCTCGCCCGCCTTGTTCCACCCTGGCCGGCGGTCGGCCTCATGCCGAGCGAACCAGGCGGACATCTCGCGGACGTGTTCCTCCGTGAGCTCTTCGCGGGCGGCGATGATGTTGGCCCGGCGAACGGTCTCGGGCTTGAGCCCGTCGCCGCTCTTGCCTTCGTTGTGCAGCCGTAGCCCGGTGCGGGCCGCCTCTGCCATGCCGGCCGTCGGCTTAAGGTCAACCGCCATCGGCGTCCTCCGCTGGAGCGTCAGGCGTGTCCTCACTCTCGCCGGCCTCGATCTCTGCAGCGTCCTCGACTGCGTCGGCCGGCGTGTCCTCCACCTCGCCCGGCGAGTCGTCCTCCGACTCAGGCATCGGCCCGAGGTTTTCTTTCTGCCGCACCTCCTCGGGGTACATCCAGCCGTTGCGGATAGCGATCTCGTACGCCTGATACCGGGTCGTGATGTCCGACCGCAGCAGCCCCTCGACGAGGAACTCCGCGTACAACTCGCCGTCCTCGGGCAGCACGTCTCGCTCGATGGCACCCTCAATCCGCCGCAGCCACGGGGCAATCGTGAACTTCTCGAACGAAACCATCTCGCTCTGCAGGTTGCCCCAAGTCGCCCGGCCGAGTTCCTGAATCATGTGCGGCGGCATCCGCCAGATCCGGCATATCGCAAGCAGCGATTGCATCCAGAGCTCGGCCAGCTGGCTCTCTTGATTCGTCGCCGTGATCGTGTCGGCCTTGAGCCCGTTACTCAGCACCGCCGTCTCTCCGGCGTTCCTCGCCCCCTTGTGCCGGGCGTTCCACGACTCGCGGAGCCCACGCCGCTGCTCCTCGTTGAGCACCTGGTCGGTGGTCAGGATGAGCCCCGGCTGGGCGTTGTTCCGGTAGAACGTCGCCGCGTACTGCTCGAGCGACCGGGCGAGACTGATCGCGTCACGGCCCAACTCGATCGGAACCTCACCCCGAATGCCGTCGAAGGACAACCACGGGATCATCATGATCTGGTCGTCGCGGTAGATCGTCTGCCGGCCCGTCTGTGGGTCGGTGTGCAGGTACGTCTTCGTGCCTTCGGCGTCGGCCTCGACCTTCATGCCGGCCGGGTTCAGCGGTCGCAGTTCGGTCACCTGCCCGCCGGGGCCGCGGAACTTGAACTGATACGAAGCGCCATGAAACCCCATGTGCAGGCAAATCTGCTCGACCCACTGATACCGGGTCTGGTAGCGGTTCGGCCGCTTGGCGAGCACGTTGTAGATCGGCAGGTCTTTGGCCCGCTCCGACGTGTAGTCGTCCCGCTTGCGGTAGACATGCAGCGGCAGGCAGGCGACGGTCTCGGCGACCACGCGGGCACACGCCATGTACGCCGCGGTCCGCATGGCGGTCTCAGGCGTCACACGCACGCCGGTCTCGGCGGCCGCAGCCACCAGATCATCCCAGCGGCTCATCCGCGTTTCGAGCCAGCGAATCTCAGGGAGCGTCGCATCCATGCGGTTCTCACCAGAAGGACAGTTCGGGCATCGTCTGCGGCGTCAGGCTTTCGCCCATGTGCGTGCCGATCGCCATGACCAGGGCCACCATGCCGTCGATGCGTTCCGTGCTCTTCGCCTTGGATGGCTTGATGTTGCCGGCCGGGTCGCTCTGCACCGCTACGTTTCCTGCCTGCCAGCCTAACACTGGGTGTCCAGCGTGCCGCAGTTTGCCGTCGATCGTGAGTGCCTCCAGACGCTTCGCCGGGGCGCTCATCGACGCAAAGCCCTGTCCGAACATTTGCACTGGCAAGGATTCAGCCACGAGCTCCTGCGCCAGCATCGTCGCATTCCACCTATCCACGGCGATTTGCTTCGGCTGGAACCGGCCGCAGAACTCCATAATGTCCCGCTTGATCGTGGCGTAATCGGTGCTCTTGCCGTCTGTCAGCCGCAGGAACCCGTCCCTTGCCCACTGGGTGTACGGCACTCGGTCCACCCGCTCCCGCTCCAGGGCATTCGCCTCGGGGCACCAGAACATCGGCACCACGTCGTACCGGCCAGACTCGTCGGGAAACACCGCCACGAACGCCGACGTGTCCCACGTACTCGCCAAATCCAGCCCCGCCCAGAACGGCCGACCCTCCAACGGCTCGAGCTCGCCGCCGCAGGCGGCCCACTGGTCAGGGCGAATCCAGCGGATGTCGCTGGTCGTGGGGATGTTCAACCGATACCGCAAGAAAGCGTTGAGCTTTGTCGCGGAGTTCTCGGCTTCCCGGCAGTCGGCGGCGAATGACTCCTCGCTGATCGTCTCGCCCAACGACGGGTTGGCCTTGTGCCAGACCTTCGGCGACTTCCAATCGTCCTCACGGTCCGCCGCGTAGATGCAGCCGAAGAACGACGGGTCAAACGACGGGTCCGCAATGCACCGCTCAGCGTAGTCGTGTTGCTCGTACCACAGGTGCGTCTTGTTGGCCTCGCCGGCCGTGGTGATCGACAGCACCAGCGGCTGACGGCGAGCCGCGCCGCCGTACCGCAGGGCATCCCACAACCGGCGGTCGCCTCGCTGGGCGTGCAACTCGTCGAACAGCAGGCAGGAGATGTTGAGCCCCTCGGCCCGGAACGCATCTGCCGACAGCACTCGATAGAACGAGTTGCTCGCCTTGTGGATGATCGTCTTGCGCGAGTCGAGCACCTCGAGCACCTTGGACAAAGCCGGCGACGAGCGGACCATCGACGCGGCCTCGCGGTAGATGATGCCGGCCTGCTCACGGTCCGACGCCGCACCGTAAATCTCAGCACCGGCTTCGTTGTCCGCAAGCAGGGTGTAGAGGCTGATGCCGGCGAGTAGCGTGGACTTCCCGTTGCGTCGTCTTGGCCCCCACGGCTTACGCCGCAGGGGCCAAGACATTTTTCTTCGGTATCTCGATGTACGCCTGGCGGTACTGTCGCGTACCGTCTGGCTTACACCGACCGAAGATTTCTCCTAGTACGTACTTCTGCCACGGCAATAGCAGGAACGGCTGCCCGGCCGTCTGGCCCTTAGAGTGCTTCAGCACCGTCTCGAAGAAACGGTAGACCCGGTCGGCCTTCGCCTGGTCGATGCCAGGGCGATGCTTAGCCGTGGGCGGCGAAGAACTCCTCGAGCTCGTCCTTTTTGACTTCGACTTGCGTGGCAAGTTTCGTTCTCGACGACGGGGTCAGCCCGAACTCAGACAAGAGACTAGCCTTCATGGCAACCAGCGAGCGGTAGAGCGGCCCGGCCGGGTTGGGCTTCACGCCGCCGAGGTCCGTGTGCATCACAGCACCGCCGGCCCGCAGCTGGAGCAGGCACGACTGCTCAGCCGAGTGGACTTCGCACAGCGTCGCCAAGGCTTCGCCGTCGCCAGTGGTCAGGACACCCATCCGGGTCAGGATGCCGGCGAGCTCGTGCCACTTGGCCACGGCCACCTCGTCCACTGCCAGACGCTCGGGCATCGGCGGGACACCAGGCGGCATGCTCGGCTCGCGGCCTGCACGTTTCTTTGCAGTTCCTTCGAGGATTCGTAGACCCGTCGGCTTCCGCCGCCGCCCTGCTTTTGCCATGGTTTCCCCCTGCTAATCGGCCGGCTAAGGGCACGTCGCGTGCCGCTAAATGTGTGAAAAACCCCGGCGATTTCGATGCCGCGTACG